GGTGGCGCGGCCGTTGGTTTATATTTATTGTTAAAGCCATCTTCGCCCGCCATTCCCGCATCAGCATCCGCGCCGGCATCCGGTGGTAGTTTGTTATCGTCTTTATTGCCTGGATCAGCGGCGCCGGCAGTACCAACAACTTATGGCATCAATTCCGGCGTACGTGGCGGTAACGGTTCGTTTTATACCTGTTCGAATTATGCGCAGCTATTGGCGGCTAATCCAAATTTGGGCAACCCGTCTTATCAAATGTCGGCAGGGGAAAACACGCAATATTTAGCAAATTATTCCGATTTGCAGCAAGGTTTACCGTCCTGGATAGGAGTGAGGCAGCCGGACGGATCAACCCCGCAAAATATTAACCAGGCCGCACAAGCGCATTGGAAATATTTTGGCTGCGCTGAAAAACGGATATTTCTTCCTTTGCAACCGCCATCAACGGCGGCTTATATTCCCCCACCTGCCAATGTTAAAGCGGCTAGTAGTGGCGGCGGCGGTTCGTTTTGGAGTTCGGCTTTGCAAGTTGCCGGGGCAGTCGCAGAGACGGCAATACTAGCCGGAACTCCGGCTGATCCATATCAATTAACGGATGCAGAGGTAAATATCATTGTGACCGGTTCTGCGATCGCAAAAAATATTTTGCCATTTTATTTGCAAGTTGCGCCGGAATTAGTAGCTTCGATCAATAATAAGATGGATGTCTTGCTTTCGGCATATCAGAATTAAGTGAATTATGGCCAAAAAAACTACTAACGCACTTTCAAAATACCAGTCTGTTTTAAAGCGGGTTCGTAAAGAACACCCGAAAATGTCCTTTAAGGCCGCTCAGGACCGGGCATCCCGCCTCTATAAATCGACTGCCAAAGTATCCGGGCCGAAAGCTAAGCCCAAAAAAAGATCGATCACCAAGACCGAACGCATTGTAACGGTGGGATCGCATCACAAAAAAACACATTCGCCTGTTCAGCGGGGTATTTTGATCAGTCGCAAGATTGATGACCTGGAAATACTACTGAAAAATACCAGCGGTACGACCGCAAAAAATCATGTGAAGCGTTTAATTAATGCCGAGCATGATAAACTCGATGCAATCACTAAAAACCTGAAATCAGCATGAGCGATTCAAAGAAAACCGTTATCCCCGATGGCTTTACGCCGGTAAAGGATCATTTGCCAGCCGTTAAAGCGCATGGCTCTGTAGCCTCGTCATCAAAACATCTGATTTTAATATTAGAGGGCGGCAAACAAACAGCCGGTATTTACCAGCGCTGGGATCGGGATATGAACGCGCACCACATTCAGGCTAAAAAAGGCGAAGGCTATTTTTATGCCCTGGACGGTTCGATATTGTCCGGGGTAATTGCTTATCAATTAATTTAACTAATTTTTTAAATATGGCACGTCATAAAATGGGTAAAACGTCCGGCAGGAAAAAAAGCACGACCGGCGCAAAAAGAAGTCACCGCCGTAAACGCGTTGGTGCAAGCGGTAAACTCGAACCAACGTTAATGAACGGCCTGGCCGTTGGCGGTGGTATAGTAGCAATGCGCGAACTGAGTATTTTAGCCGGCGGCGTGTTTCCGTCATTGATGGCCTCGCCCATGATCACCGGTATTGTCCAGGTAGCGGCAGGCGGTTTACTGGCCTGGAAGGGTAAAAACGGGTTTTTGATGTATATGGGATTGGGCGGTATGGGTAACGGCATCATGACCGTGCTAAATGGAGCGGGCATCATTGGAGCCGCGCCGCAGCAATTGACCTATCAGTTTGCTAACCGCCGTCAGATGGGTGATCCCCGTTTGCAGTTCGTGGCAGGACCGCAGACTCGCATCGGGTCATATCCGAATACTTTCGCAGCGGTCGCAGGGCCAAAGCGTCACAAAAACCGTTATAGTTCATAGAAATAACTGTCACCGGTGACAGTTAAAACAAAGTTTGATTTCAACTTAAATTCAGCAATATGTCAATTTATCAGTCTAATTATACCGACCGTCAGTTATTCAATCAGGCCGAAGCGGCCATGATCAAGGCTGGTATTTCAAAGATCGCTTATGATAACGCGGTAAAAACCCAGGGGTATTTGCGTTTGATCCAGCCGATCGCTACCGGGCAGCAATTAATCAATTTCCCGGTTCTGACCAATCAAACCGGCGCCGGTAATGCTACCCGTGCGGATGAGGTTCGTTTACCGCAACAAAATGCTTTTTTTGTTGGACAGGCGTATTTTACAATCTTTAAAAACGTAACAACGAATTTTCAGATTGTTCCGAATACCTATCCGAACGCGGTAACCTATACCAATGCGGCCAGTTATTACGGCATCTATGATGGCAGGCTAAATATTACCATTGATCAGAGCGTTTTGTTACGCGCTTATTCAATGCGCAAGTTCCTTAATATCCCGCAAACACAGTTGACCGCTGCTACAAACAGCCCGGTTGATCAGTTTGACGGCACGGCCATGATGCCCTGGGAGCCAAACATTGTATTTGTGGGTACAGCACAGATTGACGTCAATGTGATCCTGCCTGGCCCGCTGGGCACGATCGACGCCAATAGCTTTGCTTGCTGGGATTTGTTCGGTATCGAGGCCCAAAACGTGGCTTTGGGTGCGATCCAATAGTTTGATGCTTTATTAATCAACATAAACTGCAACCAGCCCGTTTGACATTTGGTTGAACGGGCTTTATTTTTGAGCAATGACACAATTTAATAAATATCAGTACGTCGAACTATTGATCAATGTAGGAACGGCTAATCCCGGTTTCACCCCGCAACAATATTTGCAGAACCGGCAAATATTCTCAGCCGAAGTTTTTACCAGCGAAGATGTAAATCTCTCGCGATCGAACGTAGCAATTGCTACTCCGGCCATGTTAGAGGGTATGTTTTTAAACCTGTATTGCTCCGATGTGCAATTACCTGTTCAGGCCATCCCGAATAGCGCACAGATGGCAGGGCAGGGTTGGGGTTTATGGTTTCGCGATGTGCCTTTAATGGCCTTGCATCGCGTATCGGCCGGCACCACGCCTTACGTGCGCGATCTGTTTCAGATGTACGGGGAGTACATTGATTTTGAGCAATCTTATGTTAATATTACCCCGACTTCCCAGGCATTGATTACGGCTGGCGGCGTGCCGGTAGTGGCACTGTTTGGATTCGGCTATAAATAAACTGTAGGGCGATGGATAACGAAATGGTAAGATCGGCGGTAGTAGGGGCAGACCAGGTCATTAATGTTTGGGAGGCAATGAATGACGGGTGCCCGTATTTTGCTATTTTTTATGCTAAAACCCGCTCTAAGTTCTTCCAGTATAACCGCGATGATATGGAGGCGGCCAAAGAGTTTTTAAGGGCCAATCTGAATGCCTTGGAATCATCCGGCGATAACCAAATGTTTTATTTTAACATTTATGCTGAATCGAAGCCGGTCTTTGGTAATAACAACATGATTGCTTCTTTTCCGTTCCGGTTGAATGCTTACCAGCCGTCTGCTTCGGTTAATGGCTATCCGGCTAATATGGATACTTTTGCCAAGTTGCTCAATGACTCCCATGCAGCCCAGCTAAAAATGACGCAGGAAATTGCGGAACTGAAATATGCTAACCAGCCCCTGGATTTATGGGATAAGATCAGCGGAGTGCTGGAAAACCCCGGCGCTGCTAATGCGATCGTGCCGCTATTGCAGCCGGTGATTGCGAGCTTAATGGGTTTCTTTAACAAAATTAGTGGCGTTCCTGCGCCTGCAGTATCGCAGTATCATGCGATGCCTGCTCAGGGGATCGCCGGGCCGCGCGAAACCGAAACCGATAAGGATGAGGCTTTGGATATAGCCCTCGACCGGTTGGAAAAACATGGTGACCTGGTAGAAATGATGACGGTACTGGCCGATTTTGCGGATAAGAACCCGGCTATGTTTAAAATGTATTTTGATGGCTTAAAACAAGGGTAATGAAGAGCGATAACACTTTAATGTATGTAGCACTTGGCGGGGTAGCGTTGTATTTGTTAATGCAGCGCAAAGCAACCGTTCCGGTGCCGGTATTTCCGGGCACTACGCAGCCTAATCCGGCTTATCAGCCGGTACAGCAGCCAAATGCCGGCAGTGTCTTGTTGCCACTGCTCTCAACCGCTGGTAATATCTTTTCCAGTATATTCAATCAGGCTCCGGCCTCGCAACCGGCAGCGGTTAATGTGGCCGAAGGTTATAACCCGGACGGTACGATAGCGCTGCCGGATCAGACGCAGAGTAGTATTGATCAATTAAGTCAATCGTTATTACCGGCCTCGTTAATGTCGGGCAGCGAAGAAAACTTTTTATAATTTAAGTCATGGCAGCTAAAAACGATAATACAATATTTTGGATCGCAGCTTTAGGGCTTGGCGGTTATTTATGGTATAAGCATAAAAATGCGGCCGCGCCTGCCGGTAGTGCGCCGGTTAATGCGCCGACAAACTTGTCCAGTTCAGCCCCATATCAGCCGGTAGCTAATGCGCCAGCCGCTATATTAATGTTGCCGCCCTCGCCGGTATTGAATAGTAGCGCCCCGGCCAATGCGGCTAGTAGCGCCCCAGGTTCGCCGGCTTCATCCGGCCCGATCCCGGTTAATACAACCGGTCTTGCCCCGGCCGCCGTTGCGCCAAATGAAATGATGACCTCGCAGCCTATTTTTTTAAATACTAATGGCTCGCCGATCGTTACAGCGGACGGCTTGCCGCTAACATCAGCGGTATTGCAGCCTGCTTTTTCTGATCCAACTACATTGGCGGCTCAAAAATGGGCAAATATCGATTATGCACGGGCTATGTCGGGCGCAGAGGATTACGGCGAATGTTTATAAATAAATCAAATGGCAAAGAAATTAGGCAGTATTGAAAGTGATGTAATTTTTACCGGTAGTCTACTCTTAGGGGGGTATTTCCTGGTTAAAAACATGTTGCCCGATTTATTGCCTGGCCTGGGCTTATCCCCTCAGGATCGTATGACCCTGGATCAACAGCAAAATTTGCCGATTACGACCAATATCTTTAATCCGGGGTATCCAAGTGCAACCGCCTGGGCAACGGCAAATTATGGCTGGTCACAGTTTGATAACAGTAATGATTACCTGAATGCGGCTTATACCGCTTTTATTCATGGCACTTTACCGGTGACCGATCCGATCTATCCCACAATGAATATTTATTATACCCTTTATAAGGGCCTGGTAGGGCACCTGATCGATGGCGATCAGAGTGGGATCGCAAGCGCGCTGAATGCTATTACCAATAAATGGCAGGTGGGTATTATTGCAGATATGTTTGCCAGTATCAACGGGCAAGATTTTTGGCACTTGTTGCGTTACGGACAGTTTACAATGATCTATGGTTTAAATGGTACAGACCTGGCCGCGGCAGTAACCAGGCTAAATAGTTTACCCGAATAAGATGAGCGATATCGAAACTTTTTTTAAGCAGATCACTGATCATATTCGTACAGGTACGGATAAGGAAATTGAGCAGTTAACGCGCCGGTTTAATACCCCGGTTATGAATATTGTCAAAACGCAGTGGGTAAACTCGAATTGTTCGGATATCATGTTTATTAATAAAACGCCGCTGACTGTAGTAACAAATGGCAATATCCAGGTCAATAATTATATTTTGGCGCCAGGCGATTTTATCAGCATCAGCGGCAATAATGCGGAAATTAATGAAGATACTTATAATGTTGTTTTTGATTCGGCTGCAACGCTCTGCGTGGTAGTAAAGAAACTTTATACTAAACGGTCATGATTGTAACGGGGAATATTTATGCAGGACTTAATTCATCAGGTGGGGGCGGCACAGTGACAACGGCAAATGGCATTTCAGGCAATGGATCGGTGGGGACACCGGTTATTTTGGGCGGTCCTTTAAATCAGGCCACAACGATTTTATTAACTGGCCAGGTGCTTACTTTTGATGATACTACTACAAGTACCACGGGGGAAGTCAGTATCCGAATAGGGGATAGCACCAGCGAGGGGCAAGCTTTTTTGGACGTTTTTGATGCCGGTATTGATATTCAAACCAACGGACCGGGAACGACACAGCTTTCTGATTTCTCACTTTCTCCGAGTGAAATCCGTACTCGTTTAGTGGGTCGTACTGATAATAATGCAACCGGTATAATCGAGGTATCGGAATTTACGCCTAATCAACCGCAAATAATTTTAGCCACATCAAATGGCGTTACTGGTCAAAGTATTTTCCTGCAGCAAGCCAATACGGCTCAGCCGATTAGCATAACGGATGATCTTACCGGTATAGGTATGGAAGCTTTTGCTGATTATTCGACTGGTATAATTGCTAATGGCAATGCTTATACTACTACCACTGCAGTTAAAAAGATAATTGGTTCTTTTAATGCGGCTATTGATTCCGCTGGTAATACTGTTTCTAAACCTGCCCTGGTATCGTTTGTCGTGCCTTCCGGTGACGGTATGTTTTTATGCAGTGGTTATACCTTGTATCGCAGTGGTTTGGGATCGGTAGCTATAACAGTCGGTTATACCGATGTTTTGGGTAATCCTCAAACAATAGGCATAGGGGTGACGCCTTGTAGCGCCGCTAATACAAATACTGCTTACTCTCCGATTTTTATAAAGGCCAAAGCGGGTACTACTGTTGTAATTAATTGGGTGTTAACCGGCGCGATGACTTATGATGCGGGGGGTGTAATTCAGTTTTTAGGTTCTTAATCATGCGGCTGATCAGTTTTGTCATAGCCAAGTTAAAATCGGCCGACCTGATCCCCGGCCTGATCGTGTTGCTTTACCTCTCGATTTCCTTTTATTTGTTTTGGTTAGCGATCTCCCGTTAATTCAGTTGCCGGTAGGCATCGCAATAATTTGCGATACGGGCCTTGGATAAATTTTCGTTCGGCCGCCCTCGCAAAATAATGCGATGTGGACCGCATCGCAGAAAAATTCGATATCACCAGGTTAACTCATCTTCCTGGTAGCATCGCAAAATAATGCGATGAAAATTTGCATATTTGAAAACTATTTCTACCTTTGATCTAACAACACCTCTGTTATGCAAAGAACCGTTCCCAATTCAACCCCTTTTCAAAACTACTTTGGCGGCAAATCAGGCGCCGGGGTTTACCAATCCATCATTAACCATATTCCTCCGCACAGGGTATTTATGACTTTATTTGCCGGCAATTGCGGCGTTTTTAAGTATATGCGCCGGGCGGAATGGTCAATTATTAATGACCTGGACTATCAGGTTTTTGAGAAATGGCATGCGACCGGTCTTTGGGTTAATGGTGACGTGCGTATTCTTAATAAGGATGCCCTTACTTTTTTAACTGGTGACCTTAAGGATGCCGAATACCAAAGGCAATGGAAGCATACTTTTATTTATCTCGATCCGCCCTATTTAAAATCAAGCCGGAGGGGGCAACTGGACGTCTATGATAAACAATTGAGTGAATTGCAGCATATTGAGTTGTTGGATATCGTACTTGCTTTGCCAAAGGAAATTAAGGTCATGATCTCTCATTATCCATGCCCGCTATATGATGAAAAGCTAAAGGGCTGGCAAATATTCGATTTTGAGGCTAAGACGCGTCAGGGGATGGCTACCGAAAGGATTTATATGAATTATCAGCTTGATGGCCATCTGCACGATTACAGTTATATCGGATCAAATTTCCGGGTGCGGGAAAAGTATAAACGGATCATTACCAACTTTTTTTTAAAGCTCGATAGGATGGAGCCGCTATTACGCAATGCCATGTTACAGGAATATGAGTTACAGCATCGCAACAAAGTGCGAGTAGAGATCCAGCCAAAGACCGATAATTTAGAAGTTAATGGGTGGGTTAAGGATGAAGACGGGCAATGGATTAATGATCTATCTTGCGATAGTTGGTATGAGGACGAGGACGGGCAAATGATATATGAAATATGAGAACGCGGGTTTTTAATTTTTCGGCCGGACAATCTTCCGGAATGATGACCTTGTTAGAAAAACCGACTTCTAATGACATTGTCCTGTTTTGCGATACCGGTAGGGAGCATCCTTTGAGTTATAAATTTATTGATGATTTTGAAAGAATTGAAGGTATAAAAGTGTATAGAACTGCATATTGCAAACGTACGGGGCCGCCTGGATTTAAAGGCTTTAAATCGCTTCTTTATAATCGATTGGATGTTCCTAATGTTCATCATAGAGAATGCACTAAACAGCTTAAGGTATTGCAAGCTCGCCGGTTATTACGCAGTTTGGGTATTAGAAAAAATTATGATAATTATATCGGTTTTCGTTTTGATGAACAATCCCGAATTTTAAAGCATAAGGAACGTTTTGAAGGTGTAAATACCGTTTTTTCACTAAATAACAGAGGTATCGTTAAACAGGATGTAATCGATTTTTGGAAAGCAAAGGATTATAATTTAGAAATACCGACTATTTTAAAAAATTGCGATTGCTGTTTTTTAAAGGGAAAAGGGGCTATTATTAAAATCTTGGCTGTATATCCTGAACTTGGGGAGAAATGGTTGGCTGATGAGAAGAAACATACTTTTATTAAAAATACATCTTTTGCCGATATGCTTAAAATAGCATCCAGGTTGAATCTTACCATTGATGATTTAAATGACCTGGAGCCAGCCTATGGATGTTCATGCACAACTTTTTAAATAAACAACTTTAAATAATGAAAAAACAAATCAGAAACATCGAAAAATTAGACAGGATTTTTGTTCTTGTCTTTGGCGGCATCATTGTCCTGGGCATCATGACGCTAATGGTTAAGGCTTTATTGGATCAAATTTTTAATTGATATGGATTTAGATTTTCGATGCGTCATTGAATACCGGGTATTTTTTGGTGCAGAACTGGAAATGAATTATTTTACCAATAGGGTAGTATGGTTAGGTGATGATTTAATGCAATGCATAGAGAGTTGTGCTCTTAATATTGTTAAAATTCCTTGGCCCTATCCGATTGTTAGGGTGCAGCTTGCTGTAGATCACAAACGATTTACTACAAATTATTATCCTGAAAATAATAATTGTGATATTTTGGAAATTGTAAATTTTTAATTAATTCATAAACAAAAACAACTTTAAGTAATGGCAACAACAACGCTAAAGGGCAAGGTTCAAGCAATCGGCCCGATCACCCAGGTGGGTGACAACAAAACAGATTTACAGTACATGATTTTATTCGTGCCTGGTTATCATGATGGCTTTGAAAAGAAAGGCCGGGATAATGTTTGGTGCTTGCAGGCCCTGGGTAAAAAGATCGGTGACCTGAAAATGACCGAAGATTTAACGAACAAAATTGTGACCGTCAATTGCTACCTCGATAGCCAGTTTATCGAGCCTAAAGAAACCGGGCAGAATGGTTTTTATTCCGTAAATGCAACTATTGCCTCATTTGTTATTAACGAAAAATAAATTCAAAATGGACGCAAAAATCACAGGTATGCCCCAGGTCGGGCAACCAAAACCGGCCGGAATGTTAACCGAAACATTCGCTCACAAGTCCTTTGAGGATATCAAAAAGGACCTGATCCCCTGGTTTGCCCAAAAGGCAGTCAGACAGATCATTGTCATACAGACCTATCCGGTATCGGATCATGTCGGTAAGAAAGTAAATTGGTTCACAGTTATTCACTATATGCTTTACATGTAAGGAAATGGAAGTAACAACTTTTAAAAATGAAAAAAGGGTGGCGTATATCAATCATACTATGCGTTCTGCTGTTATTGGTAGCCTTGATCCTGAACGATTATCCTATATTAAGAATCAGATTGAGGACTCTTTCAATGCTGGATTTGATTTTGGGCTGGATGCGGCCGAACAATTTTTGGTCTCTAATAACGGGCTGAGTGTAACACCCGATTGGCTAACCGATCCCGAAAAAATGTTAGCCATGATCGAGGGCCTGGTAGCCCGGATCGGCAAGGCCCGTTACCCCGATGAGGGGGCGCCGACACCTGAACAAATCGCCGAATATGAATATGACGACCGCCTCGCTCAGGTTGAACGTATAGCCTTGCGGCTGCTGGATATGCCGCATCTTTACGGCGAATACATGGCCCGTAATGATGTCATCGAAATGGCTATCCGGGACGCGGTCGCCTGGGATGAGAAGATAAGAGGGGCCGTGAAATGAGTCAGGATATGCAAATACCAATCACTTATCTGACTATAGTCGTTGCCGGCAAGCATGTTCAAATTGAGGCGATAAGCTGGCCTAAGGACGGTAGTCTATGTCATCTTAGACAATTGGTCGATGGCTCAAAGCAACAACCTGAACATACAGTAGTAATTATTGTTAATAGTCAATTTGTTGCTTTTTTGTAAATAATAATTACCTTTGTTATGCCCGGAGAGAGGATAGCGGCATTCAGAGGTGTTTATCGTGAACGGCTCAAAGGGCGCCCGGCAGCGTAGTCTGTAAAAGCATTAAGGCGATAGGAATTGATTTTCTATCGCCTTTTGCATTCTACTCCCTCTCACACGCAAATGCCCGCTAATCCCCTAAAAACTACACCAGTCGGGCAGCATCGTATCACCTCGGCGCAGCCGTCTTAAAGCAGTTTTTTCGCCCGCCCCCTTATTGGTTTATCATACGTTCCATTGCTCGACCATATACGATATGCTTCGTAGGTATGGCTAAAAGGCAGCGTTTAATAATTATTAACAATTGTAGGGTTTTGCACATTTGTTAATAATTGTGGATATGTTGAATAGTTTTATGAGCAACAAATAGGGGGGGGGTGTAAATTTAGAGACAAAACGCCTCGTATGCCCGCGAATTTAGTTTATCAATTCAGAAGCCGATCAATCCTAAGCTACTATAAAAAACAAGGCAAAACCAGCTTTAGGACTCCTGAACGGCAAAAATCAATAGAAAAGCTTTTAGAGCAAAAAACCTATACCGGCATGGTTACCCAGGGATCGCAGAAACGATTGACTAGGGCACTGGAAAATTTATTGCAGATCGCAAAACCAAAACCCATGCAGTATAAGGGCCGGGAATATTGGTTTAAAATTAATTTCGTTACCCTCACCCTTTATTCATTCGGGCAAAAAGTTCCCGGCAATGAAGCGCATAAAAATTGCCTGGAGCCTTTACTGCGCTGGCTCAGGTCCAAAGGAATGACCGCTTATGTATGGAAAGCCGAACTTCAAAGTAAAAGAAAGGATTGCAATCAGATACATTATCACCTGACTACAGACGTCTATATCGATTGTATTAAGCTGCGCGATAAATGGAATGAACTGCAACGCCGCGCTGGTTACCTGGATTATTACTTTGAAAAGTACGGGCACTGGTCACCAAACAGTACGGACGTGCATGCCACGCATAATAAAAAAAACCTGGTGGGTTATCTTAAAAAGGCAATTGTGCGCTATTCTCATAGGCGCGAGGATAAAAAGAAATACCAGTCTTTAAGATCAAAATATCTGATCGCGGCCGAAATGGCGAAAGCGGTTCAGAATGAGGAAACCATTGAGGGTAAAGTTTGGGATTGTTCACTCAATTTAAAAGTGGCGTTCTATGAAGTGGGGGGGTATGCGGACATTACCCGGCAGATTGCCCAGGCGGTTACGCTTGGCGAAATAGAAAAAAAAGAGTTTGAGCGATGCTCGGTATATGAATTAACAAAAACAAATCGCGATGCCGCATCTTATTTGCCCTGGGTTGAGCGGCAGTTTTATAATGATCGGCTGGAAAAAATGAGGCAATTCGAGCGCTTAAAACCTGATATCACTGCATTCTCATCTTCATAGTGTTATTCCCGTTGCGCGAATGCGCAAATTTAATGTAAAAATTTTTGATTTAATTCCAAAATTTCGGGTCCGTATCGCAAATTATTGCGATGCCTGCAGGATCAAAAATAAAAATTTGCAAAAGTCAATCGCTAAAAGTAGCTTTGATTGATGGCAAAACGGAATAGCGTATTGATTTGGTACGGGGTAGGGCTGGTAACGCTTTACTTGGTATTCTCTTCCAGTAATGCGGGCGCTGCAAGTTCCGTAATGGTTTCCGATGCACAGTTACAACAAACGGCCAATTATGAAAATTTTAGTGCTACTGCTTATCCCGATGGTGCTGACAGTAACGGGAATCAATTATATTCCATTGGTTACGGGCACCAAATCAAAGCCGGGGAGTCTTATCTGTTAACCGCTACCATTGACCAGGCCACAGCCCAGCAATTATTATTGACTGATATGCAGGCGGTGGTTAATGCGCTGATTAATTCCGGCGTAAACTTTACGACCGGGCAGTTTGATGCTTTATCCGATTTTGGTTATAATGCCGGTATCGGTGCTATGAATAAAGTAATTGCCACTTTTGTTAGTAGTGGTAGCGATGCGGCTGCATCTGAGATCATGAATTATGTTTACTGGCATCCGGTTCCAGGCGGCCCGGCTGTACTGAATCAAAGCTTAGTCAGCCGCCGTACAAATGAAATCAATACCTGGAATAGTTAATATGAAAACAGAAACTATAGTTTTATTAGGCGTGGCATTGATCGGGCTGATCTACGTGGGTAACCTGGGCGTTGCTGGTAACGTATTGCAATATTATATTCAAGCGATCGATTTTACCGGGATTACAACCGGGCGTATTGTTTTAATGGTACAAAACCCTTCTAATGCCACGATCCAATTAAACAGCATGGCAGGCACGATCACAGCTAACGGGCAAACGCTGGGTAATATATCAAACTTTCAGGGTGGCGTTTCGATCCCGGCAAACCAGCAAGTTGCTGTAACGGTTAATGTAGTATTATCGTTATCCACAGTTTTAGGTGATTTGTTTACGATCTTAACATCGCCGACCGGGCAAAATCAGTTAAACGTGGTCATATCAGGTAATGCAAATATTAATGGCGGTATTATTGTGCCGTTCAATATCACTCAAACGGTCAATGTGTAATGGAATACATGATTATTGATGACGAAAACAGGGCTCAGGTTGCGCAGTGGTGCGGCGGCCAAATAGTAAGGGATAACAGGCCGGGATTGATTTTGCATACCCAGCTTGGCGAAATCCGGGCGATGCCGGGCGATATTATTTTTAAATTTGTATTGGGGTATGTCGTTTATACTCCAAAATTCCATTTATAGCATGGTATCAAAAGAGCGATTATTAGAAGTCTTGCCGGTTCGCGATCAGATCGTGTTAGTAGAAGATCGCCAAAATACAAGCGATATCCGGGCTGAAATATTGCAGGCGCACCGCGATTATGCGGCTGACTATGATCTGATCGGTCATTATTTTAATACCGGTAATATTGTGGATACCTCACGGCAGATATTTGATTTTTTAAAAGCTAATGTTCCTTATACTAAAGAAAACGGAAAGTATCAGACAGTTAAATCGCCGGGCCTTATTTTACTGGCTAATGAGGGTACTAATAACTATGACCGTGTGGATTGTAAAAATTATGCGAGCTTTATCGCTGGTGTGATTGATTCGATCCGGCGCAGTGAGGGCGGCAGTGATTGGAACTGGACGTACCGGTTTGCATCCTATAACGAAAATGATCCCGAGCCGGGCCATGTTTTTGTCGTAGTAACGATCGACGACAAGGAACTTTGGATTGATCCGGTATTTACTTATTTTAATGGAGGTGATATGCACGAATGGGAATTAGATCAGAAACCGTCAATAGGCGGTCTGTATCGCATCAGCGGTCCGAATGACACGACGTCAGAATCGGTATCGGTTAATAAAGAAGTGGCCTGGACAAGTTTTATGTTTTTCGTGCAGCAAAACATCTTTTCGATGCGCGATTTGTTAACCCGTTATCCCCAGGTGACCACGACTCAGTTGAGGGCCTGGTGCGCTCAGAACGGGTTCGATTATGCACAATTAATAAATTTTATCAATCATGGCTAATTCAATCAATCCTTTAGTAATCGGTGGCGCGGCCGTTGGTTTATATTTATTGTTAAAGCCATCTTCGCCCGCCATTCCCGCATCAGCATCCGCGCCGGCATCCGGTGGTAGTTTGTTATCGTCTTTATTGCCTGGATCAGCGGCGCCGG